CGGCGAGCGCAAGATCAGCGTGCGCTCTGGGCATGGCACCGGCAAGTCCACGTCTGCCAGCTGGGCGATGCTGTGGTTCCTGTTTCTGCGTTTTCCGAATAAGGTTGTCGTCACCGCGCCCACATCTGGCCAGCTTTTTGACGCGTTGTTCGCGGAGATGAAGCGGTGGATCAACGAGCTGCCGCCAAATCTGAAGGACATGGTCACGGTGAAGTCCGACCGCGTTGAGCTGACGGCGGCGGCCAGTGAAGCGTTCATCTCGGCCCGCACGTCTCGCGCCGAAACGCCGGAGGCGCTCGCCGGCGTTCACAGCGAGCATGTGCTGCTGGTCATCGACGAGGCGTCAGGTGTGCCGGAGAAGGTGTTTGAGGCCGCCGCCGGCAGCATGTCTGGCCACAGCGCCACCACGGTGCTGCTGAGCAACCCAACGCGATCCTCTGGCACGTTTTACGAGAGCCAGACGCGTCTCGCGAATAGCTGGTGGACGCGCCGCTGGTCATGCGTTGACAGCCCGCTTGTGTCCGACGAGTTCGTTGACGAGATGCGCGCGCGCTACGGGGAGGAGAGCAACGCGTTTCGCATCCGCGTGCTTGGCGAGTTTCCGCTGGCAGATGATGACACGATCGTGCCGTACCACTTGGCCGAGGCCGCGATGAAGCGCGACATCGAGGTTGCGCCCAACACGCGCGCCGTGTGGGCGATTGACCCTGCGCGCTTTGGCACCGACCGCACCGCGTTCTGCAAGCGCGAGGGCAGCGTGATTACGGAGATCAAGTCGTGGCGCGGCCTCGATCTGATGCAGACCGTTGGCCGCGTGATGGCTGAGTATGATGCGCTGCCCCCGTCGCAGCAGCCCAGCGAGATCCTTGTTGACAGCATTGGCATAGGGTCGGGCGTCGTGGATCGGATGCACGAGCTTGGCGCCCCCGTGCGCGGCGTGAACGTTGCCGAGGCGCCGTCGATGAAGGAGACGTATAACAACTTGCGCACGGAGCTGTGGTTTAAGTGCAAGGCGTGGCTGGAGGATCGTAGCTGCAAGCTGCCGAGCGACGACGAGCTGCTGGCTGACCTGACCGGCATCCGCTACGCGTTCACGTCCTCTGGGAAGATGGCTGCCGAGAGCAAGGACGCCATGCGCAAGCGTGGCCTGCGCTCGCCTGACCTTGCCGACGCCGTGTGCCTGACGATGGCGTCAGACGCGGCAACGGCCCTGAGCGGGCCGATGTCACGTTGGCGTGGCGCGCTCAAGCGCAACCTGCAGGGGATTGCGTGACCGCGTAAAAGCGTTTACGCTCCCCCCACATGGACAAGCGCTCCTGCTCGCGCTATCTATGCTTCATTGCGAGTTTCCTCCCTGTCTCGCGCAACTTGGCCCCGCCGCGCACCTCCCATTGCGCGCGCGGGGTTTCTTTTTGGCGTTTTAATGTTATTATGCTGGAAGATATAACGGAGGTTACGATGCCCAAAGTTGGATCGAAGCACTACGCGTACACGCCCAAAGGTATGGCGAAAGCCAAGGCCGCCGCCAAGAAGTCTGGCAAGAAGGTGTCATACGCGAAGAAGAAGAAGTGATGTGGACGGCGCTGCTTTTGCTTTGCAGCGTCGAGGGTAATTGCTTTTCGTTTGGCAGCCCTGTGATGCAGAGCGAGAGCCAGTGCATACAGTCCATACCGAGCGGGCTGGAATACGCGCGGCAGATGTTTCCTGCATATCGCGCAACCGATTATCAATGCGTCCAGTGGGGCGAAGGAGCTTAGATGGCTAAGGGTTTATACGCAAACATCCACGCGAAGCGTAAGCGCATTGCTGCTGGGTCTGGCGAGAAGATGCGCAAGGTAGGCAGCAAGGGCGCGCCCACCGCGAAGGCGTTTAAGAAGGCCGCGAAGACCGCGAAGAAGAAATAGCATGGCGCGCACCAAGTCAGAGAAGATCGCAGCAGCGAAGAAGCGCCACGGGTTCACGGCGGTGAATAAGCCGCGACGCGGCGGGCCGAAGAAGTTTGAAGTGTTGGCTGTTGAGGGCGACACGGTGAAGAAGGTTAACTTTGGCGACCCCGCCATGTCCATCAAGAAGGATCAGCCCAAGCGCAAGGCGTCCTACTGCGCACGCTCCGGCGGCATCAAGGGCAAGTCGAGCAAGCTGAGCGCCAACTACTGGTCGCGCAAAGCGTGGGATTGTTGATATGGATACGCTAGATCTGAGAGCGCAATATGCTGAGCTAACGGGCGACGTTAAGAACGCTTACGCCATGCGCGAAGACGGGCCGGAAGGCTTCTTGTATTCTGACAACACAATACGGCGCGCCCTTGAGCAGCATGGCAGCTTGTATGACGACCCCTACACCGCATCGCGCAACCAGCAAGCCGCCAACCGCTTTTTTGCTGAGCAAGGCCCACGCGCCGGCGTTTTGTCATCTATGGCGCAGTCTCGCCTACCAAACCCCACCGCGTCCAAGATGCGCGCCGAGGGGCTTCTTGGCGACGCCCGCGAGCTTTACGGGGTCGAAGACTATGGTCAGGCCGTGCGGTCTGGCGTGCGCGCCCTGAGCGAGCTTGCTAGGGGCGACCGCCGCAGCAAGGCAGGCGCGGCCATGGGCATATTTGATTTTCTGAGGAATATGTGATGGCCACCGCTGAAGAGTTAAGACGCCTACGTGAAGAGCAGAGCATCTTTTCTGCGCTGTACGACATGGCACGCCAGCAGCGCAGCGAGTTGGCTGCGGAGGGCCGCCGCCCCGTGCTTGGCGGGCTGCTGTCGAAGGAGCCGACGTATGGCACCGACACGCTGCGGTATGAAGGCATTGGCGACATGCTTGTGGGGCTGCTTACGCCCGCTGCCAAAGCCGTTGACGCGCCGATCTCTGCAATGCGTGGCACGATCCCGCAGGAAGACATGATAAGCGAAGCGCTTGGCGTTGGGGGCTTAGCCATGGCGGGTGGCGGCGCTGTCGGCGTTCCGCGTGGCGCTGTGGGCGCGAATGCGTTGCGTGGTGGCGGCATGTCTGACCCTACCGAAACGGGGTGGACTTTTAGGGATGTAAAAAATCCTAATTTAACAAGATCCGAAAATAGAGAGGTCTTTGAGGCGCTTAGCGTGCCACGCGGATACGAAGTAGAGCTTCCGATTCGCAGGCTGTTTGCCACTCAGGGGAATGTAAACCCAGACTTTGACACGACTACATCAAGCCAAGGACTCATCCCCACGGTTATAAGAAAAGGCGGTGAGTTTTTTGTGCGAGATGGGCACCACAGGCTCACAAAGCAAGCAGAAGCTGGCAACCAAAACGCGAAGGTTTTTTTGTACGATTTAGATAAATCCAACAGAGACACGCCCTTGCTTGACTATAGGCCGCCGCGAAAACTTAACCAAAAAGAAATGGCCGAGGTCAATGGGTTTTTAGAAGAATTGGGCCTTCTAGGAGACTTCACAGCTATGGCCAACGCCTCTAAGTCTACTGGCTTGCTGACATCGAGCGCCGCCGACTTGCGCAGGCAGGCAAATATAGATCGCTTTGGCTACGATCCGAATGAAGCGCCGGAAGTTGACACGTCATATCGCGGCGGCCACCAGCCGGTTGGCCCGCAAGACGAAAACCCCGTGCGCCTTGATGATGTCACCATATCTACAACGGGCGAGCAAGCTGGCTACCCAAGCGATTTCTACAGCAGCCAAGGCCAGCGCCAATACGCGCAGGGGCCACGCTTTGCGGATGACGAGTTTGGCCTATCCAACCAGCAAAGCTATCGCGCTATACAAGCGGCACGCGGCAATCCTGATGCAGAGGTAACAATATACCGTGGGGTGCCAAACGAGGAAAGCATAACGTCGATTAATGCTGGCGACTTTGTTACGCTTAGCCCAAAATATGCTGAGCTGCACGCGTCAAGCGGATACGGGCCACGCGGCGAAGATGCGGGTAAGGTAATATCGCAAAAGGTAAAAGTGAAAGACGTTTACTTTGCTGGCGATGATGTAAACGAGTTTGGCTATTTCCCCGACACCACTGCCGCCAACGTATCGCCTCTTGGTGGCCTTTTGGCGCAATCTAGTGTATCTGATAAGCAGGCTGAGCGCATAGAGGAATATTTGCGCAGAAGAGGATTGTTAGACTAATGCCCATAACAACATACGCAGAGCTGCAATCCAGCATAGGCGACTTCCTTGACCGCGATGACCTGACGAGCGTCATCCCGACGTTTATTTCGCTGGCCGAGGCAGACATGAACCGCCAGA